CACAAACCGCTTAATTAACCCCCTGAAATGGGTTTATAAACGCGCTCGCTCGCTAGCGCTCGCTCGCCACTCCGATAGTTCTACTCCGCAGAGCCTTACCTATCGGAAAGCAAAAAGCCTTCGAGGTCGCTAGGGCGACCCCAATGCTTTAAATGGCGGAGCCATTGGTATACACTATCCGCAAATAATATTTTTCCAGTATTTGGGCATACAAATGTCCGTATTATACCTATAATTATAACAATTTGATAACAAAGCGTTCGTTTTTGGTATTTGAACGGGTTAGTATATATGTAAGGATAAACGAACGGAAGTCCCTAGTGAGTTTATCCTTCTGGCTCGGCAGCCTAGGGGCTGCCTCGCAAGGGGGTAGCGAAGCGCCTGAAGGCGCTGAGCGAAGGGGGATTTTATAACGGAGGTTTTATATGGCTGCTAAGGGCGGTCAAGAGCACCACAATGTGGCCAAACTTAGAGAGGCTAAGGTTAAGGTATTAGATTTTGTCCGTCAAGGGTTAGACCTCCAGGATGCGATTGCTCGCTCTGGCAGGAAGCCTGACGTGATGAAAGACTGGCGCAAGGATGCCAAGTTCATGCGTGATTTGGAAGCAGCCAGACAAGAAGGCGAGCGCACCCTCAGCATTGTCACGGGGGATGCAAAGTTTAAGATAGGCTTTGAGGAGTTCTCATCTGAGTTCTTAGACTCCCCTATCTTCCCCCATCACAGGTCCTGGATAGATGTCCTTGAGGGGCGCGAGCCGTCCTACCTACACCCAGCGATGACCTATGAGCCAGCCAGCCCTAAGAGATTACTGGTAAATGTACCCCCTGAGCATGCCAAGTCTACAGTCATCACAGTTAACTACTGCGTCTATCGAATTGCGATGGACCCGAATATCAAGATTACGATTGTCTCTAAGACTCAAGAACGCGCTAAAGAGTATCTCTACTCCATCAAGCAGCGGCTGAGCCACGAGCGCTGGTCAAAACTACAGGCTGTCTATGGCAGCAGTGGGGGATGGAAAGAAGATGCGGATACTTGGAAGGCTGACAGGATTTATCTCAGCCGCGACTCGACGGAGAAAGACCCGACAGTACAAGCCCTTGGTATTGGTGGACAAATTACAGGAGCACGCTCAAATCTCATTATCCTTGATGACGTTGTTACGACATCCAACGCACACGAATGGGAAAAGCAACTCCTCTGGCTCCAGCGAGACGTAGTAACCCGTCTTGGTGATTCTGGTAAACTGCTCATTGTAGGAACCCGTATAGCCTCTAACGACCTATACCGAGAGATTCGCAATGGCGACCACTGGACAAGCGGTAAGACCCCTTTTACGTATTTCTCTATGCCAGCGGTTCTAGAGTTAGATGAAGACCCTGAGAACTGGGTTACCCTATGGCCTAAAAGCCACATCCCTTGGGAAGGCTCGGATGAAAATATTCAACCTGATGAGAATGGTCTCTATCCTAAATGGAATGGACCAGCACTCTTTCGCAGACGTTCCGAAGTCAGCCCATCGGCCTGGGCGCTTGTGTACCAACAGCAAGATGTCCAAGAGGACTCTATATTTTCCCCTGTATGCGTACAAGGTACAATTAATAGACTTCGAAGAAGAGGACCTCTAAAGCCTGGTTCTAACGGGCATCCTAGAGAGTACGGGTCTTGGTATACCATAATGGGGCTAGACCCTGCTATGACAGGTAATACTGCTGCTGTTATGATGACAGTAGACCGTAACACCCGCAAGAGGTATGTACTTGACTGCGTTAATATGTCAGACCCAACTCCTCAGAAGATTCGCCAGTTGATTGAAGACTGGACTAATGTGTACCACCCACAAGAATTACGTATCGAAATCAACGCACACCAGAAGGCGTACGCCCTAGATGATGACTTGCGTTCTTACTTGGCTTCTAACGGAGTCAGGTTCTCCAGCCAGTTTACTGGTAAGAACAAATGGGATACTGCATTCGGCGTAGCGGCTTTGAGTGGGTTGTTTGGTACTATGAGAAACAATGTACATCAAAAAGATAACTTAATAGAATTACCGTCACAGGATAACTCTGAAGGTATCAAGGCTCTAATCCAGCAACTCATAACCTGGACTCCTGATACTAGAGGCAAGACCGACTGTGTGATGGCTCTCTGGTTCTGTGAACTACGTGCCAGAGAAATGATAAGCAATGCTAGCATCAACCAAAGCCACATCTCAAATCGATGGGCTACAAGAAAACAACTAGATAACCGTTACACAATCAATGTGAACGATTATGAGTTGTCTATGTACGAATAGGACTATAATGGAATTTGATATCCACTCTATAGCGCGGCGCGTCGATAATATTAAGATGCGTAACTCTGACCGCGATGCGCGCATGTCGGATATCCTTGCCGTACGCAAGGGAGATATGGGTGAAATCTACCCAGACCTATTCCCTGAAGGTATGGACAAAGCCATGGTTGCCAACTTTGTTGATGTTGCCGCACGAGATTTGGCTGAAGTACTAGCACCATTACCATCTTTTAACTGTTCAGCAATGAACGTTAATAACGACAAAGCCCGAACATTTGCTGACAAGCGTACGATGATTGCAAACAATTACATCTATCACTCACGTCTACAGTCTCAAATGTACTCGGGTGCTGATTGGTATTTCACTTATGGATTCCTACCAATTCACGTCGAACCAGATTTTGAATCAAACCTACCTCACATTCGCGTAGAAGACCCTACAGGTGTCTACCCAGAATTTGATAGATTTGGTAGATGCGTAGCATATGCGAAGCGTTACTACAAAACTATTGGCGAACTTGCAGTAGAGTATCCTGAGTACGCACCGTTCCTACTCGGACGTGATGGATTCAATCAAGATACAAACTCAATGATTGAAATGATTCGCTATACAGATAAAGAAGTTACTGTTCTTTACCTACCTAGCAGAAGTAACTTTGTTCTAAACGCAGCACCTAACCTTCTTGGTAAGATGACTGTCTACATCGCAAAGCGTCCTACAGTTGACGATGAAATGCGCGGACAGTTTGATGATGTACTCTATGTACAACTTGCCCGTGCTCGCTTTGCTAACCTTGCTATGGAAGCAGCAGAGAAGTCAATCCAAGCACCATTGGTTGTTCCCTCTGATGTTGTTGACCTTCCTATGGGTCCAGATGCAATCATTCGTACTTCTAACCCAGCAGGTGTTGGTAGAGTAAGATTAGATATGCCGCCAGCGGCATTCCAAGAACAAGCAGCCCTACAAGCAGAATTACGTTTAGGTGCTCGCTATCCTGAAGGTAGAACTGGTAACATCGATGCCAGCATTATTACTGGACAAGGTGTACAAGCACTACTTGGTGCTTTTGATTCACAGATTAAAGCAGGACAGACTATCCTTGGTGAGACACTAGAGGATGTTGTAAAAACATGTTTCGAGATGGACGAAGTCCTTTTCGATAAAGAAAAGAATGTCAGAGGTACAGCGCAGGGCACTCCGTACGAGTTAAAGTACACACCAAGCAAAGACATTAAAGGTGACTCTTCTATTGAAGTACGTTACGGTTTAATGGCAGGACTTGACCCATCGCGCGCTCTGATTTTCTCTCTTCAAGCACTTGGTGCTGATTTAGTATCCAAGGATTTCATACGACGTGAATTACCGTGGAACGTTAACGTTTCTATGGAAGAACAACGTATTGAGATTGAAAAAATGCGTAGTAATCTAGCCGCTGCTGTAACAGCAACAGCCCAAGCAATTCCTGCTATGGCTGCTCAAGGTCAAGACCCATCTATGCTAATTCAAAAAATTGCCGACGTTATTGAACGTCGTCGCAAAGGGGACACTATAGAGGCTGCTGCACTGGCTGTATTTACACCGCAACCTGAGCCTGAACAGCCTATGCAGGAAGAAACGGTTCCGCCAGGCACACAGGCTCCAGTTGAGACGCCTACGTCCCCAGTCGCTCCTGAAGCCTCTGGCGGAGCCCCTACTGCTCCCACTGATTTAGCAAGTATCTTGGCTGGATTAGCAGGTTAATATGGCTACTAAGAAGAAGCCAGTTAAGAAAGTCGTCAAGAAAATGACACGACGACCTAGAACAACTAAAGACCCAATTCTAACTAAGTTAGATTTTTGGGCTATTGCAACTAAAGAAGTTTATGATGCACTACGCAAAGCAGGTATGGACGAATCTACTGCTTTAGCGTTTGCTATGGACAGGTCAAGTTATCCTAACTGGATAGTTGACCCTATCGACCCAATTAGAAACCCACTGGATGATTTCGACGAAGATGAGGACTAAACTATGTCAATGCAAGACTTACCAAGTGGGCCAGCGCAACTATCCCGTAGAACTGATTTAGGTAACGTAAAGAAAATTCAAAGAGAAGGCAAGAATATTGCCGAGGCTTCTGGTGGTACTTATGGACAACGTAAGGAACTAGGCGAGTTATCACAAGGCGCTATTACTAGAGTAGCAGAACCTGCTCCTGTTAATCCTATGGCTTCTTCCTTGCCTCCTGTTAATTTAATGGCAGCAGGCGAAGAAGGAACACCGCTTTCTGATGGTGCTGCTGGTGGTCCTGGCCGTGACCGTTCTGCTTTAATGACACCTGTCGATGACTTTAATCAAGGTGAGTTACTAGCCCGTGCTGTGTACCTTGCTAACCCAACTCCACAACTTGCTAGAATTGTAGAAGCGTATAACGAAGAAAAACGGGGCTAAGTAGTGGCTGAATTTAAACAACCTACTTTAGGTCCTGCTGCTCAGGCTGTCTATA